ATGTAGATCTATGGCATTTAAACTAGACGGAAAACCATTAGCAGTTGATGTGGCATTTAGTCACAACGATATAAACTACCCTGCTAACTGGTTAAGATTAACAACCAAAGCAGAAAAAGAAGCTATTGGTATTACTGAGGTTGCAGACGATCCAGTATATGATGGTCGTTTTTATAATGGCGATGGTTCTGCAAAAACTCTTACAGATACAAACGAAGTTGATGAGAATGGTGATCCAGTATTAGATGAAAATGGTAATCAAGTTGTTACTTTAGGTGTTAAATCAATATTGAAGGCACAGGAAAAGGACACTGCTGGTTCTTTATTGGCAAGATATGATTGGTACGTTGTAAGAAAAGCAGAGACATCAAAAGCCATTCCTACAGCAATAAAAACTTACAGGACTGCGATTAGAACTGCTTGTGCAACAAGAGAAACAGAAATTGATAACTGTGCAGATACAGCAGCCTTAGTTACTCTCTATGGTTCAACAGAAAAAGATGGTGTCGTAACACCTAATATGACACAATACCCAGACGATCCTAACGACTAGATTCTGTCATTTGCCTTGTCATTAGACCCATAGTGACGTAGAGAGGGGATAGGGCTACAATAAGCAGTAATACAAGCACACTTGTAAAAGATAGTGCTTTTAAAATTGCAAATTTCATCATGTTTCAAAAAATTGCTAATATTCTTAGCATAGTTTCTTTTCTAATGGTAACCTCTGTTATTGGTGGAGGGTACTTTGGTTACAAGTATGTAACTTCAGAGCAGTTTCAAACAAAAATGATGAATAAAGTACTTGGAGGTGTTCAAGGAATGATGCCTAAAGTATTAGAAAAAGGATTACCTGACATTACTGGACCATCTCTACCATTACCACCAACAATGGGCGAATCAAAAATATGAACTGCTGGCATTGTAAAACAGAACTCATTTGGGGTGGAGATCATAGTTTAGATGGTGAAGATCACCCAGTTACTTCTGGAGAATACAGTATGGTAACTAATCTTTCTTGTCCTAAGTGTTACTCATTTGTAGAAGTTTACCTTCCTAGAGATGCCTACGATTGAAATACCTGATATTCAAATTCGTGAGATATATGTTCCAGACGTTCCAGAAATATATACTCCTCATTATTTAACTATTACAAAACCACCTGATATTGATGTCCCTGGTTGTACTTATCAGCATCGTGATATAAAAAATACTGGTAATCGTAATTTGTTATTGGATGACCCTAATGGCGTATATACAACGTGCGATGTACCATTTCCTAGTTTTGTTCCTCTTGACTATACACCTGAGAATTTGGTCATTACAGAAGAAGTTCCTGTTAACAATGAAACCCCACCCTTACCAGAATCAAAGCAACCAGAGATACCAGAAGTTAAAGAAGATAAACCGATTGAATTAGAACCTTGTCCTAGTAAAAAAGATCAGAGAGTAGGAGACTTTCGTAACGAAAAACGATTGGAACGTGTTATTGGACATGAAAGAGGGCAAGATGGGGTTGAATGTATTACTCTCTATGAAGACGTTCCGTTTGTGGATCAATACATCCCAGAACCTAGCACTATTGTCTCTACTGCTGTTATCGGTCTTGTGGCTGCGAGTTCTCCTCTTATTCTCAATCTAATAAAACCAGCTATAAAAAATATCGTAAAGAAACTGACAAAGAAGAAAGATAAGGTAGAATAGTAATCCGTAGATGAGTCTTTACACAGCCCGTGGCTTGTCTACTTTAATTTGTGAGTATGTGGGATAACTTGATTTGGTGGAATAGTAACGACAATATCTTCACAAGTAACAGCACTAGGAGTATTAGGTTTGAAAGTGACACCTAATTTCGCCTGTTTTGCACACATCTCCAAACGATAGAGGCTGATTTCCATTTTAGTTTTCTTAATTAATAATTTCTGAGCTTCTATATTTACTGCACTAGCTTCGTGACAAAGGGCTGGTGACTTTCCTAATGGAATATTTATTTGAGCAGAGATCCCATAATTTAAATTAAAGTTTTCCTTTTCAAATCTAGGAGTTTCCTGTACATATTTTATCGCTCCAGTAGTTTCATCATAAATATTCTGTCTAGTAACAGTTTCTCTTGGTAAAGAGAATGTATGAGAGTCAGTTACATAAGGAGTGATTGTAAGACTAGGAGAAGCACAGACAATACCCTGACTCATACGAAAAGATGGCATACTCGATGGCGTAATCATCGTAGCATTGTTGTTAACGACCCCTTGGGCATTACTACTTGGCGAGGCCACTGTAGTGTTTGCAAGGGTTTTAACAGGACAAAGAAATAAAGCTATTGCCCAAAGGTAGTTGTAGTTTCTACTGTAGTTGTTGTGTTTATTGTTCTTGTTATTGTGGTTACTGTGTCTAACCCTGGAGTTATCAGAGTTTCTTGAAGAGAAAAGGCTGAACCTGGAGTTACGACTTTCCATCTTGGAACGGCTTCTAAGTTTGGTGAAGTCCAACTAAAACTTACCCCTCCAACTGTTTGTTCTGTAAGAGTTGTAGCTGTGGGATTGATATAGCTATTTGTATCGGCACTTTCAATATTATGTCCTGATGCAGAGTAGGAATATCCTGTCCGATATTGATGGCTTGTGATGGTTTCATTTATTACTGATTCAGAAGTGCTTGAAGTTTGAGAACTGCCTGAACGAAATTGTGGGACAACAGGTACAGCAAGGGTTCTTATAGGTAATACTAATAAAACTAACCAAAAAAGTCTAGTCAATGGTAATGCGTACAGTAGTAGAGCCAATACAACTTGTTCCGCTACCTCCTGCTGTACAAGTATGTATTCCTGATGAAACAGATGTTAAAGCTAAACTTCCTGCTGTACCACCTGAAATAACAGTAGTCTGACCACCAAGTACAGGGAGACTTGCAATACCACTAGAAGGAGTGATTGCAGTTTGTGTTCCATCTCCAGCTTGATAACTTTCGCTGAGAGAAAAGGCAGATCCAGCAGTTGTTACTGTTTTATTTGTGTGCATTGCGTTTGGTGCTCCATTATTGCCAAAACTTCCAAGATTCAAGCCACCAATTCCATTAGTTACAACACTATCTCCTGTTCCTGTAGAAGTGGTAATATTATTTCCGCTTATGCTGTAGCTTGATGGGGCTGCATTAGTAATAACATAAGGCGAGTCTATGGATATTTGTGCAGAGGTTACAAATTCCTGTTTGATATTAGCGTAGACAGGTGTTGTTGCCAGTAATAATAGTGGAAGTAGCTTTTTCATTTTTTGGATTTAGGGTCGATTACTTCTGCTCCCTCAATCTTGAGAGGAGTTATTACCCTTATAGTTTGAACCATACCATCTTGTGTGGCAACCTTATCGTCTTTCTTACTACTTTTCTTAGATCCCTCTAAACCGAATGTAGCAAGTGCTCCCGTCAGAAGTGAAGCAGGAAAAGTGATGTCTTTAGGTTCTGAACTGTAACCAGGAATTGATATGTAGTTTAACGTGACTATAAAACCACTCCAAACAACAACACCTAATCTGACAAAAAGGCTAATAATTGCTAGTTGCTCTTCTTTGTCATCTAAGCCTTCCTTAAGTTTTTGAAAGGCATTTTTTTTCTTTTCTTCAACCATGAGACAAAATTTTAGGCATACTAAACATAACTATAGCTTAAATTCATGCCTGAGATATATGCAGCCTTAATAGGAGCAGCAGCTACGGCCTTTGTCATGGTTCTATCCAACATAAGTAGCAGAAGAGATAGAGACATTGTTGAACTGTTTAGCCGAATAAATAGATTAGAAAGAGCCGTAAGTCGTATGGAAGGTCAAAAAGACTAATCTTTGGTATGTTTGGAATGTAACACATACTTTTTTTATGTATAAAATCTTAAAACCAATCTTGATGACGTTTTTAACAACAACTGCTGTTAAGAAATTAGTCATAGATTTATTAAAATCAATAGCACAACAAACTACAAATACTTTGGATGATAAAGCAGTTGCAATTTTAGAAAAACAACTTTTTCCTCCTGCAAAGAAATGAAAATTACTAAATTTCTCAACATAGATATTGAGCCAGCACCTCCTGAGTTGGAATTAGAAATTGAAATGCAATGTAGAGAAATTATGAAAAGTAATGATTTAGATAATGTAAAAAGATATTGCACACATATGGTCAGAAAAAAGTTTGATCAAGATATTTTTATGGCTTCTTTATTAAATAGACTTATAGAATTAGAAGCTAATCGTGTTGTAGTTGAAATGAGAAAAAGAAAACCAAGAAACCCTATTGCAAAGTTTTTTCGTACTCGTTAAGCTCTTCATCAGTGAAATCTCTAATTAATAATTTATCTATCTTGTCAATTTCATAATTATATTTAAGTATTGCAGTCCTTATATGTTCTTTAACCCAACGACCTTCTTCATAAACTACTTGTGCTTTGCCATTTTCTTTTATAAAAACATAATGATCCATACCCTTCATTTGAATTTCTATAAAATTCTTTTCTAAGTTTTTACGTCTTATTTCCTTAAGTTTGCGTAACTTTAAAATAGACTTTCTTACTGGTTTCATTGTTTAAATATAAGGCATAGTTAAAAACATATGCCTTTTGTAAATAATTTAAAACAGACCTTGAGAACTAGAAACGTTCTCTATTTTTTGTGGATTAATTCGACCAAAAAATCCGTTCCCGTCATCTGATTCCAACGCTTTAGCGTTGATGTATATACCTTCAGTTTTAACTGTGCCTTTTTCTTTTCCAAGATAAACTGAACCTCCAGCAGTTTTTGTATTTACTAAATTTTGAAAGTGATCCATCAGATGTGTAACTGATTCTGTTGGAATAAACAAACTTAGTTGAGGACCAAATCTACCTTCTTGAACTTTAAATCCTACAGG